AGATAAGGAAAGTGGAAAAGAAGTTAAAAAAATGCTTCGAATATTGGACCTATTCGAAGCGCTAGTGATTAAAATCATTTCCTTGATTGGGGGGATTTTGATTCAAATCAAACTATTTAACTAAGTAGGTTGAGAGGCCAGTCCTCCCTTCCTATCACTATTATAGGACCACTTTTCAAAGAAAACAATGGAAAAATTAATTTTAAAAGCTATCGAATTGATTGGACTTATTGCCGTATTAGTATTCTTGATTTCAAAATTATTCTAAGGGAGGTATAACCGTGTCAACTGAAGCGCAGAAGAAAGCTAGCACAAACTATGCTAAGAAGATGACAAAATGCGTCAATCTTGCATTCAATAAAAAAACAGATGCAGACATTCTAGAAAAACTTGATCATGTCGAATCTAAAATGGGTTACATTAAAAAACTTATAAGAGATGATATTGAGAAAGCAAAAAAGGACCAGAGCAACTAAGCCCTGGTCTTTTCTTATGAATATAAATTGTTGTGTAGTCGAGATTTAGTCGAAATTAAGTCGAGTTTAGTCAACATCTTTATGAATAAACTCATAATAAAACTTAAATTAGACTTTTTTCAAATATCTTTTAGCAACCCATCCACTAGGAATCTTTGCCCAATCCCTATCGAATCTAGAAACTGTAACACGAGTACCATAATTAATACAGCCATCTTTATCATAATCATGAGCCTTAGCATCCTTAGTTAATTCGTTGTGTGTCTTAACTCTGTAATTCATTCCAGGCCCTGTACGGACCTTTAAGTCACTAGCAGTAATCATATAAGTACCTAAAGCGCTGGATGTGTTTGTCTGTGGCTTAGATGGTGCAGGTGCAGCTGAAGTATTAGTCACCTTAGCATCGTATTTAGGTAAGCCATACCCTCTGATATATCTGCCGTTAACCTGTAGTTTTCTTCTTCCTACTGCATCGTTCTTGTTTCCTTCAATGATAGTGATAGTAGAACCTTCTACCTTCTCAACGATGCCGACATGGTCTGACGAACCTTTATTATCGCCCTTACCACTGTCCTGCCAGTCGTAGAAGATTACATCTCCTGGAGAAGGAACATGTGTATCGTCTTCACACCATTCACCCTTCTTACCGAACGCTTCTATCATCTTGTTGCATGAGCATTCAGTCGGAATGATTTCAGTGTAGCCTGCCTTAATCGAACAGGCAGACACGAATGTGGCACACCAACTGTCAGTGTACTTAACCTTATATCCTCTAGCTAGAGGTTTGTGATTATTGTATATATCAATGATTTCATGATGTGAACCGTTGGATTCCTTTCTACCAATCCATCCACGTGCGATATCTAAGATAGTTTTTGCATTTTTACCCATAACATTTACCTTCTTTCTTCATGATCAAACAAAAATGAGAGGCGCGTATGTCCTCTCACAACGATATCTATAATTCAATTCCTTCGATTTCCGCTCTAATCTTTAGAGTGCGAATATAATTTCCTAAATGCTTTTTCTGCTCTTTTAATAAATCGAGCGAACATCTAGGAATGAATGTCAAAGTACGTGCTTCGTACTTAACGGTCATATCGTCTAACTTGTCATATCTGATTTTTGCCTGCCAGTATTCTGCCTTAAATCTATCCTTATAATCAGAACTATTCATAAGTTCTACAGTGTCTTGTAATTCCATTGTTTAATCCTCCACTTTAATGCACACATTCTTTTCTTTCTTGTATGCATCTAAATACATTTCTCTTTTATTTCCGTTATAAGTTGCTTCAAAATACATTCCGTCTAACAGTGTAGTTGATAGCAATGCCTTATTGTTCTGAAGTGTCTTGCATACCCACACTACATAGATATCGAAATCCTGTGGATCTTCTAGATGTTCTTTTGTATATCTTCTTACTTCTTCAACTGCAATCTTTAGAAATTCGTCATTACCCATTGTTATTCTCCTTGTTGATAGCGTTTTCTGCTACTTCTAAGCCTTTAGTTAAAACAGATGGTACATTATCACCTGCTTCAACGAAGTTCTCAATGATGCTTCTTAACTCATTGATAATTAGAGAAGCAAGAGTAAACCACCCAACATAAGTAGTAATTGTTAAATCGACATTGATTGTCTGACCAATCTCGATGAAGATTGCAGAGGCAAGAAAGGCAACAAGTACCATGAGCCAGTAGCCGAGTTTTTTCCAAACTCCACGCACTCCCTTGGCAGAATTCTCCTTCCCTGTTAATCTAGACTTTCTAATTCCTGTGATGTAGTCAATGATGTTTAATGTTAAAAAGCCTACGAATAAAAACCAGTGTGTGCCTAATGCAGCAGTCAATACCGCTACAATAGTGCCTCCGATAGCGTTAATCGCATCCATGTATTTTAATGATGTATCATATAATTTCATATTTTCTTCTCCTTTTTAAGCATATGAGTAAATAAATGTGCCACAAATGTAAGCGTCGTTTACATTATTCTTTAACGAAGTCAAAGTAAAATTGCCTTTTGTTATATCGTTGGTTACAGGGTAATATCTGATGACTAGCCCAGCTTCTGCAACAGAATTTGGTACAGGAATGAAAATATTGCCTTTTGGTTTCTTATCAGCAGGAAATCCTGTCCACACGTATCCCGACGTATTCCCTCCAATTGGAGCATTTACTACACCATTCCAGTTCAGTTCGCAGAGTTTCAATCCGTCGTTATATCGGTATTTCAGTGTGATACCACATGCATTAGTTCCACAAGAGATCCAATCAGACCAGCCAATAACTCTATGTTGAATTTTCTTGTCCGTTAAGACAGGAATCCATGTATCACTCTGATTTTCTGTGTCAAAGTCAAACACATAGCCATTGTATGACTGTGCTTCTAGAGGCATATCCACCTTTAACTTACCACTCTCTGCCTTGCATCCAACTCCAATCCCTCTGCCATCTGCTGAAAAATCAAGCAGTTTGAACGAAGGAGCGATAGCAGCATAAGATGCAACACCATCTGTCGTGAAGTAATCCTTCACAAGCACTCTGAAGGAATAGGCATTGTCTGTATTGAACTTGCCAGCAGATGATATATATACCTTGTTCTCGCCACTGTATGAATCTGTATAAGTTGCAAGAGTAGTCCACGTTTCACCGTTTTTGTACTGGATCATGACAGACTTATCATTTTTATTTGCAACAGGTGCAATTGAAAATGAATAAGTAATCTTAACCGCCGTACCTTCATCATCTGCTTTGTTAGTCGAAACATTCCAACGCTGTGCAGTTACATTCTTGACTGCTGGTGACCACCACTCTGTAACACTAATGTTTTTAGACAGTGTAGCCTTCTGTCCTCTCGAATCTGTAACCGTTGATTTAAGAACAACTGTACCAGAAGACTTGAGTGGCTGTGTCGTAAAGAAACTGTTTGGGCCAGGTATACTCTGTCCGTCAATCTCGTTTTGGTAGTACGTGATTGTAGCACCATTCTTCGCCGTTGCTGATACATTACATTTGACTTTCGAAACACCCTGTATAATTGTTGATGCTCCGAATCTTTTTGCAATTGCAGCATCTTCATTTGTGTATGTGATTCCTGTTACAGTTGGCTCATAGCCCGATGGCAGTACTAAATCCAATCGGCAGTAGTTAGTACCGATGTACTTTCCGGCACGATTGTATGTATCTACCTTGAATGTCATATATGAATATGACGTGTTAGTCATTTTGCTGATCAGTGAAATCGGTACTGTCCATCTGAATTCATCATTCCACTGATTATCAGCAATCTGTTCAGTCTTATCATAAAAGCTGTACGTGATTACATGTCCGAAATCGGATGATGCTCTAGGTGTCTTAATTGTCACACTGTTTCCAAAATAAACTGATGCTGGAGAGCAGTACGGCTTGGTTGCCCTAGGAATAACATCGCAGTCAACGCCTCCCGAAGCAGATACACTACCTACATAGCTGCCCGAAAGAGTTACCTTTAATTCCTGTGAAAATGAGAAATCAAAATGCTTTCCCCCATTACTGTCATGAGGGATTCTAATATTAGTAACTGTCGCAAGTGTCTTTGTTCCACTTCCGCCTATTGTTACACCACCAGACCAGATTAAAACACCATTCGCCCACATAGAGCCGTATTTAGTAGCATTTGAATTGATATTCCACTTATAGTACTTTGTCAGCGTAGCAGTCCACAAATCATAGTTGCCATCCACATTGACACCTGTTCGTGTCATTGTCATTGTGACATTACCATTGCCGCCACCAAACGATGCACTGCATGTTGCATATGTTGCCATCAGTCGCCACCTACTTTCTTAAATGTTAATGATCCATCGCGGTTAACAATGAATCCGAAGTTTCCAATCCTCAAGGAACTAGAAACTTCGATGTTTGAGTTATACATTCTGTTATTAGCAAAGTACGCTACTTCGTCATTGTTCTGAAGAATAGAGTACTTGCTGTTTGTTTGTTTTGTCTTGAATTCAGATTCCTGTTTACCTATCTCTATGCCTTCTGCATTGAATCTGATATAAGTATTCAGCTGAGTCTGATTGTTTGATACAGTATCAGAAAGAGAACTAAAGTCTTCTTTCTTTACGAATCCCATCTGAATGCTTTCCGTTGTCTGCTGAATAGTAGATACAGTAGAAGCAAGGTTTGCACCGTCAGAGGCACTGTAATAATTCTCTGATACTGTCTGTAAGATGGATGTCTTTGTCTGTTCTATAGACGAAGAAGCATTTTTGGTTGCCTGCTGCAGCTGATTGTTCATGTTGTTTATTCTGTTGTCGTAATCATCAATGATTGACTTTAGGTCATTTGCAAGCACTGGGGTGGTCGTTGTATATGTTCCATCATCCCATAGTATTCTTGATCTCACCCAGTAATAATGCTTGTCAATGTAGTCATCGGGAACGCTTTTCCACCCGTTACTGTTTGCATCGGGCATTTCCGTTGCTGAATCTGATAGGTAATACTCCGGAGTGATTGAGCGAATTCCCTGCCCGTCCTCGCCATCATTAACTCTCACGAGGGTCATGCTAGCCGATGCCTTAACCATATACTTAACCTTCTAGCTGAGCGCTGAACGTTGCCTTGTTTGTAATATCACCTGCTCCGATTGTATAAGTTGCCCCTGTTGCTACAGAAGTAGTTCCACCATCCTTGTACCATTTAATGGTTCCTAATGCAGCTAAAGCAGAGCCAGTCACTTCAACCCCACCCTTGTATACATGAGCAGTTAAAGTTGTAGCAATGGCAGTATTCTTAAAGATTGTTCCACCACTTGAAGTGATTGCCATAGTGATTGCATCTAAGCCATCTTTACCGTTAGTTCCGTTTGTGCCTTTGTAAGATACAGAATATGACTCTGTTGATTTACCATCTGAGTAATTTACAACAGTCTTTGTCCATAAATATTGTCCATTTTGTACTGTTGGAACAGAAGTGCTCCATGTGCCTGTCGGAGGAGTTGTTCCACTTGTGCCTGCCTGGTATGTAACAGATGTTGAACTAACAGTAACACTTGTACCATTTGAACCGTTAGAACCGTTTGTACCCTTGTAAGAGACTGAATACGCTTCAGTAGACTTACCATCAGAATACTTGACTACTGTCTTAGTCCAAAGGAACTGTCCATTAGGTACATTAGGTACTGTGGCACTCCATTCTCCTGTTGGCTTAGTTGTTCCACTTGAGCCAACCTGGTAAGTTACAGAAGTCGAACTAACGGTAACACTTGTACCATTCTGTCCTGTCTGCCCCTTGAATGCGATTGAGTAACTGAATGTCTTGTTGATAGTAATATCACCATCAACGACGATAGGGATAGTAATAGTACCACTCTTAGTTAATGCAGATGTTGCAGTAACCGTGATTGTTGGCATTGGTGTCTTGCCGTCAGATACCGCTGAGATTCCTGTAGGACATGTAATAGTTCCTACAGTACATGGAACCTGTTCGCTACCACACAGTGCCATTACCTGTGTAGTAGTTGTCTGTGTACCGTTTACAGAAGTAGTAGTACCTAAAAATGTATGGCTATCGCTTGTTAATACAACGGAATAGCCATCAGTTAAGTCAATTACATCAATTTGATTGACCGCTTTAATTGCCATATTTTGTTTCCTCCTAAATGTTTAATTCGCAGTTGAATACTGCCTTGAATTTAATGTCTTTCGCTGAAATAGTAAACATGAACCCGTTATCATTAAGCCTTGAATCATCTAACGGAATCTTGCTGAATTCTGTCTCTCCATGCCTTTTAATGAACCACTGCAGATATGCATTATCTCCAAATGTTTCTCTTAACTTTGAGGAGTTATCAATCACAACTCCACCCACATAGATATTTACTGTGAATATAGTTGCCACGTCACTGTTCTTGAATGTCGTGCCATTTGATGATTCTATGCATAATAGTATGGAATCCTCACCTTTAGCCCCTGTGATGCATACCGGAGTACTGTATGTGACAGTATTGTTGATCGTCGTTGCTGTTCTCTGCCATATATAGAATCCAGGACGCCAAGTCGGTGCAGTCTCTGACCAGCCTGTTTCTGGTGGCGTAGCTCCATTTGTTGAACTAGCATACTCACACACAAACTTCTTAACAGAGCCTTGTGCCTGTTTTAGCGCTTCTCCTGTTTTCTCTTCAACTTCTGAAACCCTTAGTGATATCTTCTCATTGGACAGGCTTAATTGCGCCATCTTGTCATTGATGCCTTCCTGTTCCTTTGCGATTATATCTAGTTTCAAGGATTCCTGGTCCTGTTTAACCTGCAGCTTTCTGATTCGTGTTGTATTAGATACACGATTCACTGTCTTTTCTTCATTCTTTGTTGTCACACTGCCGTCAACCGTAGACATAGAGAACTGTCCACCTTTATAACTGACAGTTAGATCCGATACAAAGAAAGTGAATTCATTACTGTTATAATTGACAAGAGCACCAGGAAGAAGGTTATCAACCGATATCATTGTGACATTCTTCACCTGGTTGAAAGTCAATCCTTTAAGTCTGTCATAGATGCTGTCTATAATGCTCTGTTCATCTGCATATAGATTCGCCGAATCAATAAACAGCGTATTTCCTGTTTCGTCGCCTTTAGAAAGAGGATTGAGACCATTTTCAGCATATACTCTTGTGAGTGTATACACTTCATTCTTCTCATAATCTGTTAAATCCTGTGTAGCAGCAAAGGCAGTCTTTTCAATGGGAACAAACTTGATAGAATCAATCCCCTCTGCATAGACATTTGCTGCAAACAGTTCAGCAATCCAACCAAGATAGTTTCTTATCACAATCGTGTTATCGTACCATGATACGCTCTTATCAAGAACGTACTGCGGTATTCCTTCACGAATAATAGAAAGACCAGTCAGACTTTCAATCTCGTCTAGCTGGTCTTTTATAGTGACAGGATATGTTAATTTAGTATCGTATGCTGTATCAAGAGAATAGTTATTGTCATACATCTTGAGCGTCAGTTCCTTTGTGTACTTCTCCGGCTGATCATACACTTTGAAGTATCTTGTATCAGATGCATCATTCTCTTTGACTTCCCAATACTTGCTGATGTCGATATTGTCAAGAATGCCGTCATAATTATCGAACTTCATTGTCAATTCTATTGATGGTACATTGCCTATCATACGACAGTCAGCAAAAGAGACAGACATCTTATAATCAAGAAGTCTGTCCGTTACATTTGTCTCTCCATATTTTATAAGCATATGATCACACCTCAATCAGAGAGAAAGAGAATGAATCTGCCTTTAGACCAGACTGCACTCTCTTATAATTGTACTTCTTATTTGAAGCATACATCTTCTTTGTTCCTCTGATACCATGATCAGGAATGTAGAGTTCTGCTGTGAACTCTGCCGGAGTGAGTACCTTTAGAATATTCATTACATCTGTGAATGTATTCAGTTTATACGTACATGTGATTTTTAACATGTTAGAACGTATTCTATTTCTTCTTAATATGCCTGTTGATACAGGTCTGACACTATCCGAATCTAAATCATTGATTTCTACGCTAATCTCTGAAGGAGTCGGAATAAGTGTTCCGTTTATCTTGATTTTCGCTTCATCTGCCATTTATTCCACCTCCTAATAGTCAAATACAGGCTTGCCTGTGCGTGCTTCATAGTCCTTGATATTGTCAATCACCATCTTAGTGATTACTCTGCCGTCATCAAGCACTAATTTAATGACGTAGGTAGCACCTGTGCCGTCATTCTGAGAAAGTGATAATCTTTCTGAAATCTTTTCAGCAATCATATCAAGTCCCTGTGTGTTTCTCTGTAATGGTATTACTGCTTCTGTTCCTGCTTCACCAATATTGGCGATAGTGGATGCACTTACGATACCACCTTTTGCGAGTCTAGGAATCCTAGGAATTGAGAATCCTTTTCCACCGACACCAGGAACCCAGTCAGGAATCTTTATCTTGCCGATACCACTTAAGAATTTGTTGATTCCATCAATCATGAAATTCAATGGAGCCTTGAAGATGTGGCTTAATCCAGAAACAATACTTTCAAATATCTGTCTAACACCAAACCATGCTCTTCTCCAGTTGCCTGAGAATACACCACTGATAAAGCTAGTAAGACCCAAGAAAACAACTTCCAATGAATTAATGATAGGACCCACGTAGTCTCTGAACGCCTTGACGGCATTCTTAACCGTTTCAAACACATTCTTCCATTTGAAACCGAAAGTTCCTTCCATCCATTCACCTAGATTACGGAAGAATTCTCTGATATTGTTGACTCTTTCGCAGATTGTTTTGTCTGCACGTTCAATAATTCCTCTGATTGCAGCAAATACCATATCAAATACACCCCTCAATAGTGTTAAGGCCAATTCGAATACAGGTCCTAGAATATCAAGAATTGTGCTGAATATAGGTGTGGCGAACTTTAGAAAATCACTTAATAATCCCATTATGCTCTGGAATACATTCTCCCATGCGTTCCACAACGGTTTGAGAACAGTTTCCACAAAATCCATGATGATTTTACCAACTGTATCAATGATAGGTGCCACAATATTTAGAAATACCTTCTGAACAATAGTGGCGATATTTCCTAGAATGCTTACTATGTCATCTCTGAAGCTCTTACTCTTCTGCCATAAGTCTACCACTGTAGCAATGACTGCCCCTATGATGACATTTACAGGATTCACAGCCATTACAATAGATGCGAATATCTGTGGAAGAATTCCAAATGCACCACTCAATGCAGTTGCAAGTGATGCCCAACCTGAAAATACTCCTACTGCGAGCTGTATCTGTGTGATAACAGTGCCAAGAATTCCAGCAAGAGTAGAAAATAATGATAATCCCGCAATAACTGAAAGTATGCCAAGAATACGACCTACATTATCTGCTATGAAAGAGAATAACCCATCAATGATAATAAGAACCACATCCACTGCACCTAATACAGCAGTCCAGTCAATCGCCTTAGTAACATCTCTTACAATTTTCAGAATCTCATTGATGATCTTCAATATAGAGTTAAATATATTCCATAAATGCTGGATGATTGAATCACCTAGGCCTGCTGTGTTCCATGCATCGGCCAGTCCTTGAGAGATATTGCCAATTATCTTGAAGATGTTAGTGAATATCTTCAATATCAGTTCGACAGTCTTTGCACCTGTGCCGTTTTCCCACACTGTATACATTGACTTGCCGATTTCCATAAGAAGATTCTTGACACCATTAAATGCATATACTGCAGCTGCAATCATCGGCGCACCAAACTTATCCCATGACTGCTTTAAAGGCTGGAAGAATTCCGCAACCTTCTTCTTGATTTCTTCTAACTGCTTGTCTACTTCTTCAAGAAGGCCTTTCTGTTCTTTTGCACCACTGTCATCCATGCTGAATCCGCCGATATCACCACCGGAACCACCAGCACCGCCTGAGCCACCCGAGTCACCTGAAGACGGATCACTTGAACCATTGCTTGAATTGATGTTATTGATTGCATCGAATCCAGCAAGAGCTCCTTTCAATTCCTTCTTGAGTTTAGAAGCATTACCTGCTGCCTTTTTTAATCCGCTTCCTGTTCCACCTGCACCTTTAGAAAGCTTCTGCGAACTATTGGAAGCATCGTTCATATTCTTTGCAAGAGCCCCTGTGTTTCCTGCTGCCTTCTTAGCATTGTTTGACACTCCACCAAAAGAAGAACTCAACTTCTTTGACTTGCCACCAAACAGTGCCGTCAGATACCCAACGGCGACCATAACAACTTTAGTGAATGCAACAACATATGGAACGCAGGAATTAATTGCCTTTGCAATATTGGTAAAGAATCCAGCAATATTAGACTGTCCAATTGTGTTCATTACATCTGACATACATCTAACAATAGCTGTTCTCATATTAGCGATTGATGTAGCAATTCCACCTGTTGCATTTCTTGCCTGTTCCTCGAATGACTGATAGCCGTTAATGCCCTGTGTATTTAACTTCATAATTGTATCCATGAACTGGTCCATTGATACCGTTCCGTTTCTTAAAGCCTCGCCTAGTGCTGAAGCATTTACAAAGCCCATGGCCTCAGCCACCTGTTTCATCTGTGCAGGCATTGCAGTCATCGCTGAACGCCATTCGAACATATCCGGTTTACCCTTGGCATATGACTGTGACAACTGTTCAAGTGCTGATTTCTGTATCTCAGAACTTGCACCGCCTGCTAGAATAGCATTATTTAGTGCAAGGAACATATCTGTTGATCTAGAGATGTTACTGTTCACTGATGTGAATCTCTGTACTGCGCCTGATGCATCGTCTAGGGTTGTTGGGAGCCCAATAAGCTTATTGCTTAGTTTCTGTACAGATGCATTCGCTTGAACGCTCCCAACACCTAGATTCGACATCACACGGCTATAGTTGCTAAGAGTATCAACTCTCTTGATTGCAGCATCAACATTACCTAATATTGTTGATTTAATCAGAGAAGCAATACCAAGACCCGCCACAATATTGCGGATACTCTTGAATGAATTGCCAATTGATCCTGTGACCTTATCAACATGATTCTTTAGGCCGGTGACTTCATTCTTCACGCTGTTCAGTTCTGATTTCGCTGATTTCGTCTGAGCAGATATTACTATCTGCAGTTCCTCTACCGTCATTCTGCATCACCGCCTTTCTTTTTCTTAATGCTTCATTATGTCTTCTACTGAAGGCAATACGAGAAGATCTAGCGCTTGCGACCTCTTTTCTTTCCTTCTCTTTTTCAAACTCTTTCCTATCCTCTTCAAAAAGTGAAGGATAGAAGTCCCACAATTGTGCAGGAGTGAATGAATCATCCTTACCGTTAAGGACAGCAGAAATACAATCCCTTATCTGAAGGGCCTGTATCTGAAGAGATATCGCTTCCTGTCGCACCATTTCTTTTTTCTTTCTTTCATATGCTGAAATAATATCGTATAGCTCATCTAACGAATAATTCCAAAATGAAAAGGGGTCTACTCCAGCATCAAGCGCTGGATCATAGACCGCCTTGTATATGTAATCTGTAATCAGGATATCTTCTAGAGATTCTTCTTGGCTTCCGCCATTTCCTTTTCCATTTTCGTTTCGAGAGCCCCAGAGAAAAAACCCGATACCTGGAACAATGGAATAAGAACATCACTAAGGAACTCTGTCTGTGAGCCACCTTCATCGATGTATCTATCAAACATATCATTCACATCGCTTCTGTCGATGTTGCTGTTGAATTTCTGAAGACCACCATGTGTGATGTCTAACATAGTACATAATGGTGTCATGCCTGTTTCTGTATTAAGAAGGTTGATAAGACTTCCACCATACATCTGTTCTAGTCTAGAGATTTCTCCTGTTGTCAGTTTTAATTTGTATTCTTCTTCACCGATTTTCCAAATAATGAACGGTTTTCTTTTTGCTTTTTCTGCCATTTATCTATATCTTCCTTTCTATGCTGCTACTTCTGTTGGATCAGTAATAGTGAGTTCAGACTGTAATGCAATTGCAACAGTGAATTCAATAGCATCATTGACACCACCGCCCGCTCTTTTAACAGTGACCTGTCCTGAGAATGTAGTTGTAGTGCCGTCCTTCAATGTTTCCTTGAACATTGCAGTAGCTCCTGTTTTTTCTAGTTCCCTCATTAATCTGTATGAAGATGTTGGTTTGCTGTTGTCATACTTGAATGTATATTCAAGGTCTCCAGGATCTCCGATACCAAACTCATAGACCTTAACTGCATCATCAAGTGAAGAGTTTTCAACTTTTTCTTTTTCAATACCCATATCAGGAATCTTCTTCAACCCTGGAAGGTCAGTAAAAGAAGTTCCCTTGTTTGTCTTGTCATAAGATAATTTAGCGCCATTTGCTAGCATTATATAATTCCTCCTTATCAGTTACATACCGTGATAGATGTAATCACTATCATAATATGCTTCATAACTCATTTTCTTGTGTCTAAGTCCTGATGCATCATCAATATCTCTGCATGATACTCTCTTTAGCCCCATTGCTGATAATGCCTTATCAACTTTCAAGGCTGTATCTGATGTACTCTTAGTATCCCAGATTTCGATTCTGTAAAGGACATGTGATGTCTGCTCCTTGTCATCCGTCCATTCTGCCACGCTGTTATCTTCCTCAACATACTGAACTGCTGGAAGCTTTGCCCAGTCCTTAGGATAGATATCAGTGACTTCAAGGCCTTCATCTGTCAGAGCCTTATATACTTTATCTTTAATGTTGATCATATGCTTTTAATCCTTTTCAATTAACTGGCTGATTACAATACCAGCATCTTTTACTGCTTTCTTTTCAGTCTTCTTTGCTCCCTGGTACATGAATGGCTGTGCAGCCTGTCCGTCCGACCTGTAATATCTCTTACCATCAACCTCAATGACTACCCAATGGTAATGTTTTATCGCGCTGTCTGATAGCTTATCTTCCGGAATCCACCAAGGTTCCATAGTATAAGAGGGATGCGCATACGGAGATATTCCAGCATGATTTGCAGCACCTTTTCGACCTGTTCCGAATTCAACATACGGAGCATATGCCTTATTTGTATAAACATATCCCTTGTCGCCTTCAACACGTGTCTTAATTGAGTTTCTTAATGCACCATCATTAACAGGGCATTCAAGCACGCACCCACTTCTTATGGTTTCCGCAGCCTTTCCAAGAACCTGTTCAGGATTCTCAAGTACTGCATCTATAGCACGAAGCTTTCTAAATAATTCATTAGCACCATTGAGGCTCATTTAATGATCTTCTCCAGTTCATAGAGATAGTGTCTGTTATATTCCTTCATGCTGATGATTCTATAATCCGGTTCATCGATTGACTGATCATAGACATTCACACCCCACTTTTCAGTGGGTCTTAAATCATCATCCTTATTCTTTGGAAGAATCATATTAAGAATGTAGTTCAGTCTCTCCCCATACATTTCAGCCTGTAACTTACCGGATGCAGGCCATATCTCAAGAAGCATTGATTTTCTCTTGATCCACTTTTCAGTAGTGACACCTTCACCATCTTTTTCGATGACAGGCTCATATACAGGATAGTTCTTTAATGCTGAAAGTCTCATTGATTCTCCTCCGGCTTCTTTTCGTGAACGATTCCTCCTGCGCGAATCAGTCTCAAGTTGTTGAGAGTTGAGAGAATATCTTCATAGGTGGAAGACTGAAAAGTAGATGTGATGCCACCTTCTGAATGTGATGATTCTCCGACCATGCCCTCTCTGAAGTACATGGCACATGCTAGATCAGCCACACAGAAATCCATTGCAGTGATGTATACAGTGCGGTTTGTATGTGCAAGAGCACGCTGTTTTGCCATTTCAACATAGATTTTTGCACGCTCCTGACTCGTTCCTGTTCTTTCAGCAACAATCTCAACTAGATCCATAGATTACTCCTCCTGCATCTTAGTGAGAACTGCGACCAATTCCTTTTTAACAAGACTAGAATATCCGCTAACGCCCTTTTCCTTTGCAATAGTCTTTAACTGGTCAACAGTCATATCGTTGAGGTCCGTCACTTCATTGTTTTCTACAGGAGTATCTTCATCATTCTTCTTGTCTTCAATGACACGATATTCCTGGTCAAGATAACGCTGAAGGTCATCCTCATGGATGGCCCTTTCAACGTTGATTCTTTTTACAATGATCATTATGCATTAGCTGAGACGTTAGCAATGATTAGGTCAAGCATGTTGCCCTTTTCCCAGCAGTCATGATATCTTCTATAGTCAATCTGCCAAGCATTTGCATCCTGGTTAGTATCAGGGTCAAATACTCTTGTCTTGTCCTGTTTAGTAACACCGATAACACTATTGATTGGCGCCATTAAGAAGTTTACATCCTTAGCAGTTTCACCTTTTGTATATCCACCTGCGTCTTTTGTTGCTCCAGCATCAACCTTGATAGCTGAATACATTCTGTTCTTTGGTGTAGGAATGAATGTGATTTCATCAAGCTTATAGATGTCTAATGTGATATTTCCAATAGTTAATTTACCTGATGTAAGGTTGCTGTTTACCATCTTTTCCTTTAATAATCTTAAAGTGTCATATGTAATATGACAGATGATATCGCCCTGATATCCTTTATCACGGATAGTATCCGCTGCCTTTTCTAATTCAGAAAGAATATTCTGTTCAGTCAATGCAGTTGTTAGGATGTTGGCTGATTTCTTCGTTGTAACATCAGAAACAACCTTAGAAATACGGTAAGCATCTACTTCAGGAGCAACATGTAAACGCTGGAATTCTCCCATGACAGTGCCAGCAGATGCCACAAAATTAGTTTCGTTTACATCCATTGCATCAAGAAGGAACTTTCTTCCACGGTCCTGTGTCATTTTGAATGTTTCATATTCAAGAGTGACGGCACCCTGTTTATATCCTTCATCTCTGTTATAGTCTCCTAAGCCCACTAATGACATCTTAGGGATTTTTACCTCTGCACCACCGTCATACTTAATCTGTCCGGCATTGGCATCCATCCATGATGTAAGAGTAAGATGCTCCATCTGTTTATCTAGTTCAGTCTGAAAAATAGTTGAATACTGTAATGTGTTAATTGCCATGTTCTATACCTCTTTTCTAAAATTTAAGTGCATTCGCGAATGCTTTTCTTGCATTCTCTTCTTCAGCAGTCAATACATTGTTTTTTGCCTTGTCTAAAGGTGCTTTCCCTTTTAATCGGTCATCAACAGACTGCTGAACTGCTCCCTTGAATGCTTTAGAGAGTCTTTTGACAGATTCATTTACGGAATCAGCATCAGTGTAGTCAATGAAGTCAGCCATGTCTGCTGGTACTCCTGCAGCATTAAGCTGTTCCTTGGCAACTGCAGTCAGTTCTCTACGAGTAATTGCTGCTTCTCTATTGTCAAGTTCTTCTTTTCTCTTGTCTTCCTCATACTGCTTCTTTTCATCATCTGTCATCTTTTGAAGCCTTTCGGCTTCCGTATGATCCTTATCCCACTTCTTTCTTGCACGGGCAAGTCTCTTCTGGACGATTCTGTCCACATCGTCTTCTGTGAGGGTTGTTACTTTGCCTTTATCATCTTCCGGTTCACCTGACTGCGCATTATCGGGATTCCCTTCATCGCCTGTATCTTCTTCCCCCTCTTCCCCTTCTTCCGCAAAAAGCTGAAGGTTCAAAGGCATCATATTCTTAATGTATTCCATACTTTAATTCCTCCGTTTATAGTCCGTATGACTGTTATATCCATGCACCTTTTAATGTCATATGCACGTTATGGACAAACAGAAAAAAAGAAGAACATCAACCGCTCTTCTGTCTGCTTCTGTATTTCATCAATGCTTTAGGTTTTCTTTCCTTGGGAGGCGGACAGTACTCTTCATATGTCTCGTGTGAGAGTTTTCCGCATATCATGCACATATATGTCACCTTCTTAACAATGACGTGCCTACGGCTGTCAAAATGACTTTTACAGTCATACTCAAAGTACTGGTGATGATGTGGTTTCAATCCTTCAGCCATATGGTTCTCCTTTCTTGAAATTGGGCAAAATAAAAACCGACTAGATAGTCGGCTTATACGAACGGTAATATGTCTTTCAAGTCTTTCATAAATCTCTTGGCTTTTTCAATAGTTGAATTATCAGTAAGGTATTCTATTCCTTTGGGTGTAATCTCACATTTATCAAGGTTGTATATTTCTACGTTTTCGTCTATATCCCGGTCAATTACTATCCCACTGATATATCCCTCATTCAACAGATTCACAATGACATAAGTCCAGTACTTTCTGTTGATCTGCAGATATTTACTGTCATGTCTTATGAGTGATGCATCAATATCCTTTCCTTGCTTTAGCTGCATATACAGGTAGGATAGAATCTGATAAACAATTACATGATAATCATCTCTTGCCATGTTTCATTATTCCTTTTCACTGATTTCATCTCTAAAAGCATCTTCATAATCAAGCTTGCCTGAATTAAGTACAAAATCCCTGTCTCGCTTCATTTCATCCAGTTCTTCTTGGGTCTCAACATGCACACCTACTACAATTTCATCAACATTCTCATAAGTATGATAGAACATATAGTTTACCCCATCATTAAGTGTAGGATATAACTCTGCTTCTATAGTTGCTAAAGCTAATGAAACTTGCAAAGCGAATAATGGATCATCTTCAAAAGAAGGTCCTAAATCATCAAGATAGAACATGCCTCTTGATTGATCTCCGGTCTCATAATTAATTCTAAACCCTTTTTTTAAATCAGAATATTCACTCATTTTTTCACCTTCTTTTTAATATTGTTTAATGCTTTAGTTTCGTAATTTCTATAGTCCCAAGATTTGTTATTTTTTCCGGATACAACATTTATTTTGATGTTTGCATCTATTACTTCTTTCTTGTTTACAAGCTCATTATAAACTGAATCGCAACTAAAACACATACTTTTTTGAGATAAGATATAAATTTCTTGATTCTTTAATTCTCCTTTTAATACCTTGTCATAAATATATTCAAAAAATTTATATTCTGTATCAATGTCTCTAGAATATTCACCCTCATGCCCTTTGTATGGAACTGATTTCAAATGAGGTGTTAGTCTAGCCGTATCAGGCGATAAAATTAATTTTGATTTTTCTCCTTTATAATTCAAATAATTAGGTTCAAACACTCCTGAAATTTGGCTTGAAGCAATATAAATATCATCACCAATTTTCATCGAAGCAACATTCCCTTTTCCTGCTTTTGTTGTCATATATTTATCTTTTGCAGTAAGGGCTTCTCTATCTAGTTCTAGAATAGTTTCCGCATCAACTTTACCATAATCCGTTTTATAACGATTCACTGTCCTGAATTTATACTTTAAATCATTCCACTGTTTCTCGTTACCGTATTTTATTTTCTGAAACTCTTCTAATGTATCAGGAACAAACTTATTCCCAAGAACGTTGATGTAATTTTGATACTGAACCTTATCACTAGAATAATTCTTAGTTGACTTCCCAGCCGTATTAATCGCTTCAGCACCATGCTTTTCAACCATTCTCTGATACCACTCTTTATAAGTCTCATCAGCTGGAACCTTCATCCTTTCACCTGTAACAGGGTCTCTAGCAAATCTTTCTAGATTATGCATAGTTTCATCATCAAGATTCGTAATAGTCGTAGAACGGCACCATGGGTGCATTGGAGGGGCGTTTACACCTGTCTTCTTATCATCTACCCTGTATACGCTTCCGTCCTTCTCACGGCAAATTTGAGACGTTCTAAGGTCTAGTGTTGCAACGAATCTATACAACTCTATGCCGTAATCCCTGTAAGCCTGGAAGTGCGCCTCATTGTGAATGTATGATGATTCAGTTCTTACAAGTCTTCTAGCATTGTTTCTACCTGAAAGGAACTGTTCGTTGATTGAGTCGGTCATTTCCTTCTCTGTCTTGCCTGTGAGGGCTCCTATCATGAACTCCTCTTTTAGTGCATCGGCTACCTTCTGAGTATTTGCCCATACTCTTTCGGAATAGTTCTGTCCTGACCATTTCTTTTTCAGAATGGTTTCAAGAGCGCCTTCATCAATAGGGCCTGTCTGAAGATCTAGACCGCTCATTCTTGCAGCTTCATATACTGCATGGTGATAACTGCTTTCATAGACCTGTCGCATTGTCTTCCCTATGGCATCTCTTTCCTTGGATTCAATGGCATTAATCAGCTTATTAATTGACTTGTTAATATCGTCAAGCCTCTTCATACGGTTCTTGTATGCTGGAGCTTCCAATTCTGCTAGTACCTCTCTTTTTTGGGCACCTGTCTTATTCTTGTATACTTCAAGCAGTTTTTCGAAATTTCTGCTGTCAGCCTCTGAAAGAAGACTAATTGCCTCGTCTCTTGTCAGATGATGCTTTGAAGCGAATCTATTGAATATTCCCTCAATCTGCTTGGCAGTGTAGATTGCAGCCTTGCTATAGATTACGCTCAACTCCTTGGCGCAGTCCTCAGCTAACTGCATATCCTTGTACATGTTCCTTGCTTCTCGCATCTCCCAGTACTTTATATTTTTGATGTTAGTCATAACAGAGCACTATTATTCCTTGTCTTCGTCATCATCATTATCATCGTTCTCATGCTCCTCTGTTTCTTCTTCTGGAGGAGTATTCTGATTTTCGGTATCAAATAACTGCTTCTGTGTTTCAAGTGCTTCCTGTTGTTCTTTTTTGACTTCTTTCATTTCATCATCGACGTTTGAAACAAAGTCAAGGAGTGCAAGAAGTGTCTTAGTTGATACAACACCTTTAAGATTCGCAATGATTTGTGATAATTCAAGACGGTTTTGTGGGAGTCCTCTTGTAAATACAGGCTCAATCATTGACTGATCAGCAGCAATCGCCTTTAGATTGAGGTAAGTACAGAACATTCTTATACGCTTCTTAAGCCCTTTCTTGTAATATCTCTCTTTTGTCTTGGTGAGAGTCTCAAGTGCTAGAAGCTTATATTGAATGGCAATGCCTGAACTGTTGCCAGCAAAGTTTTCATCTGTCAGATTAGGAACATGAGAAAGTGAATAGATATCTTCCTTTATTGAGCGCTTGAGTGTTTCCACCGCATTCTCGTCAAAAGTTCTAGTTAGATATTCAGAGCGTGCATCACTAGGAAGTTCCATAACACCATTCTTACGGATAGCCTGGAGCGCTTTTGTTGCTTCTTCATCGTCATCACCTAAAAGAGCGCCATAGACAACAAGCACTGCGTCAATGAACTGCTCCTTATCGTTGATTCTGTCAGAGCATAATGTATTGTATGCATCAATAAGAGAAATCTGCTGTTCATAGTCTCCAATGCAGTCCATGTTGTTTCTATACTCAATGATAGGGTCCTCACCTAAGAAATGTGGGTAAGGCTCACCTAGTTCTGAAAACTCGCCTTTTTCGAATTCCTCATTGCAAGTGATTCCGATTCTTGTGACATAGTTCTCAGTTGTTACTGTTGCGATGATATTGAACCTGTCAGTAGAATCATCTTTTTCAATCGAATAATAAACACTAAATAGTTCATGCTGTTCAATTGAAGCATCGAAAACCTTGAATGTTGACAATGGGTCAAGTGTCTTGGTCATCAGCTTGCTTTCATGCTCACATAAGTAAACATACTCATAAGCGACACCAGCACGTGACATATTGATAGCATTGCATGAATCTGTATCATCTGTTTCTGCATCAACAAATGCACCTGTCAGCTTGTCAATATTGCCGTCTTCTGTATTCTTCTTGAATGTGATAGGGTTTGAAAGAAAATAGCCCGTTGCTGTATCTGATATATCTTTAGCATGGTTTACCATGATCTTATTGTTCGGCTGGTTCTTGAACTTCTTTTCCCTGTTCATGATGGCGTGCTTGCCAAAGTAGTAACCGACATTCTTCAATATCTCAGGAGCACGAATACTATAATGCTTGCTAATGAGACGAAGAATCATGCTCCTGTCTATGTTTGTCTCGTCAAAATTTTCTCGTGGAATCGTGAAAGTATAATACATCTTTTAAAATCTCCTCTTTCCTGCTCTTGCCTTCTTCATAAGGATTTCATTTTCTATAGCATATCTAACTGCATCTATCGTGTGGTTGTTTCTGTCGGGGAAATCCCCTCTAAGGTTGCCGTCTCTATCCATTTCAATTTCATAGTCATTGAATTCACGTGCAGCATTGGGACATCTAACAGGGTCTATAATTATCTTGTCCAAGTCCTGAAGGAACTTTATTCCATTGTCTACACTGTCAGCGCCTTTCTTTGCACCGATGATATTGAGACCTAATAACTTGAATTCATTAATAGTTCTTGGTTCAGCTGAATCGGCAGTGACTAGCTTGTTGAGCGGGTTAATCTCTTTTATGAGTTTTACGGCCTTGGCATTTGATAGTCTAGTTCCATATACTTCACCAAAAATAAAAAGACGCCTGCGCGTCTTATCATAGTTTGCTTTGACGTATGCTAATGGGTCACCAGCGTAACCAAAGTCCAATCCGTTTTTTAATCTATCGAATACCTGTATTTCCTCGTCGGTTATCTCACGTATATCTAGGTTTGTGAAAACCTCGCTACCTGTTCCAGTTACCTCTCCCAAATAGTCATGCTTATACTTATCAGGCTTTGTCTCCTTCATGTGGTCGGCTTCTATTAAGAACTGCTCCCCAAGCCACTGAGGTGGCGCCTGTAAGTAAGTTGTATGGGAGACATATGTATCATCCCTTTTCACTAGAACTTGCCTGTTGCACCAATTTCTTTGTGATTCAGGAGGGTTGAAAGAGTAAAATACACAATACTCATGCCCACCACGTAAAAGAGACTGATTGATGTTGGTTATCTTATCGTATGTTTCGAACTCGTCGCATTCTTCATACCAGACGTATTTAACATAACCGACAAACACCTTGATAGATTTCAACTTCTTAGGATTGTCAGCACCTTTGAATATTATCTGTTGTCCTGTCGGTCTGTATGTCATCTGCAGCTTAGATTCAGGTATATCCCAATCTTCTTCAGCCTTCAGCATGAATATGCCCCATTTAATCTGTTCATAGACTGAACCCCTTAAAGTGTCCTTTACACGTCTGATAACAACGGCATTACTCATTACACCACGTTTCGCATCTCTCATAATCCCTAAAGGAATTTCTGTACCAATGAAAGAAGATTTTAAGGAACCACGTCCACCTTTGAGCCAGTAATGTGTATATGCGTTGGTCTTAACATATTTATGAAGATCATAGAACGCTGGGCCTATAATGTCAGAAAGCTTTGCTCTATTCGATGTCATCTATAATTACTATCTGTCCATTTGACTTGATGTCAAGACTACTGCCTGGCTTATTACCACTCAAGTCTCTAATGAATTCCGCTGCCTTAGTGTCGCCCTTCATTGCCTTCTGAACCTGTTTAATGAGTATTGCGTCCTGTACAGTCACATTCTTGCCATTCAATGCAGCAAAGTTCTTGATTGTGTCCACATCGGCTATCTTACCGGATTTGAGAGACATGGAAAGAAGCGATGCAAGATTGTCTTTCATTGCCTTCTTTTCTCTTCTTGCCTTGACAGATGCAAGTCCGCCTTTTCGGCCGTTCTCTCTTCTTTCTTCTGGTGTCATGTTTGCGAACTCACTTTTTGCCATT